CTTCTGCTTTTTTGCATCCGCCTTCTACCCATTCTTCAAATTCAGTCTGTACTCGCACAGACTGATTAATTTGTTCTTCCACCGTTTACACCTACTTTACTCGTTATGAAGAGTATTATACCACAACACATACTTTAAATCAACTGTTCATTCAAGTTTACTCAACTCCAGTTTATCAAAATGCCAGCCGTCTTTATAACTGTGACTTGTGCTTTCGATTGCATACTTCACACCGTCTACCGATATAACTTCTCCGGCTCTGGTATATCTGTCATATTTCTCTACTATTTCAAACGAAAAAGTTTCATTCACCTTTGAATTTTCGTTGAGCTCACGTTTTGCAACTGTATCGGCATTTTCTTTTTCGGTATCTATCTTAACAATTTTCTGCAAAAAGCCATATTTATCAATAAGGTCACGGTTCTGCAACACCATCAATTCCTTATACACATTATCCTTTTCAGATGTTATTTTAATAGAGTTGTACATATCCTCAATAGACGTGCTATGGCTTACATTGCCTCTGTAATCAATCGAATATCCCTGTCTTACATTACTCGCCACCTGAAATTCGGGATAAGCTGTCAAATCTCCGATTTTGTATATTCTCAATCCTTCCGGCACAAAATCAAAGTTATAATTCCCGCCGCACTTTTCAAGAATATCTTTGAGTATATCCGATACTGTTTTATCAAAATATATCTGCTTTATATTTGCAGTCAATTCCGGCAGCATGACAATAGATATAGACAAGTCATTACAAATTTCTTTGATTGCATTTGCTGCCGAAATATTTTTAAACTGATATGTCTGACTTGTTTTATTAAGATACCATCCAAGGTCAGCAATAGTATACTTATTACTGTTCTTGTCACCGTCATCTGCCTTAGTTATTACTCCCCGAAAAATCTCTGCATTTGTTACCATTCGGATAATATCGCCGACTTGCGGTGTGTACATCAAATCTTTCAGATATGCTGCATCAGTTTTCGCTATATCAAAAGACATTGTAGTTGCAAGTTCATATATACTGTTTTTCCACGATAGATTTCCTATCATTTCGGTTATATCGGTATCATTTGCATACATTCTCAGTTCATCAGTCGGCGTAATAGGAGTAAGGTTCTGCATTGCAGGATGAATGTTTTCCTTAACTCTGTTATTCCATACAGCCGTAGGTTCTTTTTCTCCGCCGTATGAATTTTCCGAATACATATAGCTTTCCATACTTCCGGAAGATGATGTTCCGTTCGACTTATCAGAGTATTCCGGATTAAACACATAATCATAATTACCGCCTGCAAAGCTCCATGTATGACTCCCCACAGTTCTGCAGTTGCTTGTCCCTCCTGTATTGCCTTCAACAGTAGTAAAACTGTTACCGCTTACAGAAACAATTATTCCGGTATGTCCCTCACGCAGAAATATATCTCCTGCATGAGGTGTATATGTACCGTTTGTAACTTGATGTTTTGAATGAAGTCTGCCGTTTTTTCGTGCCCAATCAATACAGTTAGGGCAGTATGAGTAATTAGGAACTATACTTGTCGGAACACCGCACTGTCTTACAACATAGCTTACAAACGCCGCACACCACCAAAAGTTATATCCTATATTCTCAACATTGTCGGAATACCAATGAGTGTATTTATTGTTATTTCCGCACTTGCCCCCTATTTCCTGCATTTCTTTTCTTGCACGTTCCGCAACATCAAATCCCGATGACATTATTCAAGCAGCCCCAATCTATCCAACCACACAATTACACGCAAATCATCATATTTTAAATTCCATCCTTCGTCCGTCCCGCTGAGTACACCCTTGTCAACAGCCTTTTGAACACTCTTTCGTGCCCATTCCGGCATGTTTTCATCAATATAGTTATATATCATTGGATTTGCAAGGGTTTCAACAAGTCCTACAAGGTATGCAACTTGTTCTTTGAGTTTATTAAGTTCTTCCATATCAATTTCATCCTCCGCATTGTTTTGGTCCTCATAATTCAGAAGATTAAACTCCTCTAAATCAAGTGTGTACCAAAGGTCACCGTCTGTCTTTATTGTGTATTTAAAGTCCTTGACCGCAACAGCCATATTTATCGGTGTTTCTGTAATAATGAGGCGTATAGGAAGTTTCAGGTCTATCCATGTATCAATTTTATATACATATTCCCACCCCTTCATTGACTTATCACGCAGATACGGATAATCTCTTATCGGGAAAAAGCTTGAAATAGAAATGCTTTTTAATTTCGGACTTCCTATCAGCATAAGTTCACCGTGCGATACTGTTTCAAATGTTTCGGTTGACTGTGGTTTGCTTATGGTAAACTGTGACGGCAAAACGGGAATTTTCAATATATCCGCTCTGTTATTTACGCTCAAATATATATCCAAATTCGCACCTCCGACCTAAAAAACCGCAAAGAAAAAAGCCGTCAGGAGTTGACAGCCACAAAAATCACATATTCTCCAGCACTTCAACAATTCTTTTTGCCACCTTATTTGCCAAAGTATCATCATCTTCACCGTTTGAATACACAGTAACATTTATCTGGTTTATTATGCTTGGTTTCTCATTTGCAGACACCGGTTTCATATAGTTCTGCAGTGTGTTCCAAAATCTGTCGAGCGGAAGAATTGCCTCTGCTCCGGATTCACCTCCGACCATAGGGAAACCGCCGTTCATACCGAACATTGTAGGACGTGTCATAATACCGCCTTTTGCGTACCATTGTATGCCGAGTTTCGGTATCGGTGTATTGATACCGGCAATACTGATAGTTCCCGTCTGCACAATATGCGGAGTTTTTATAATACCTTTTATCCCGTTCCATACATTACTTATTGTACTCTTTATTGAATTAAATACGCTTGACACTGTGTTTTTGACTGAATTAAACACATTCTGAAATGTTGTTCTTATGCTGTCGATTACTGTTTTAATTCCTTCTGTAACATTCGTTACAACCGTCTTTATATTGTCAAAAGCAAGTCCTGCGGATAATGTTATCGTATTCCAAATATTTATTATAACATTCTTCGCACCGTCAATTATTAATGTAATACCGCTTATCACATTCTGCACACCGTTTTTTATAGTTTCTGTATTCAATGTAAATATACCGATTATCACTTGGAACACACCGGATATCGTTGTTTTAATGCCTTCAAATATTTCTGACACTGCCGTTTTTATATTTTCAAAAACAGACTTTATGTTATCAAAGAACATTTGAAAATTCTGCTTTATTCCGCCAATAATATTCGATATTACCGTTTGTATATTTAAGACAGTATCGGATACTTGATTTTTAATGCCGTCAATAACTTTTTCGACAGTTGTTTTGATGTCATTTACAATCTCAGAAATTACATTCTTAACCGGAGCAAGTGCTACACTTACCGAAGTTTTTATTTCTGCAAATTTTTCAGTGACTGCGGTTTTTACCGAAGTAAATTTCTCTGCGATTTTGCTTTTTATTCCGTTTGCGGCATCACCGATTGACGATAACTTTTCTCCGACAGCTTCTTTAATTCCGGTAAACTTCTCACTTATTTTTGTCTTTATTCCGTTAAATGCACTTATGCATTTATCCACTATCGGTTTCAAAGCACCTTCATTATATGAATTTCTCACAAATTCAAAGGCTTTTGAAAAGGCACTGCCAAATACATCTTTTATGCCTGATAATTTTTCTTTGACAGTATTCAGCATAGGAGAAAGTTTTGTTTTTACACTCTCGACAACCTGTCCGAGTTTTCCGCCCGTGAGAGAGTTTATTGCATCATATCCGTTCTTGTAATATTCTTTTATTGCTGTCATAGTACCGGCGACTGCACCTTTTATTCCTCCTCCGTGTTCCTGATAGGAATTCTTGATGTTATTCAGTTTTGTTGATACCGTATTTTTAATACCGTTCCAAACATTTGCTGCCGTTTCCTTGACTTTGCCCCAAGCATTTGAAACTGTATCTTTTATCCCATTGAACACATTCTTTATACCGTTCCAGAGATTTTTTGCTGTTTCCTTTACCTTGTCCCAATGTTTAAAGAGCAGAACACCAACCGCAATAACCGCACCGATAGCAATAACAACAAGACCTATCGGTGATGTGACAAACGTCATTATTGCACCAAACACTCCCGTCACCACATTAAGTGCTTGTGTTGCGGCGATTTGAGCAATAGTTGCAGTTGTAAGCGGTGCAAAAGCAGCTGCCTGCGTTCCTGTCATGACAGCAGAAAATGCAATAAGTCCGTTCCTTATCCCCTCAACTACATTTGCAGCCGCAACGGCAATTTTATATGCGGTTACCGCTCCGGCAATTCCGGCAATCACAGGTGAAAGTGTGCTTGCAGCGGATATTACACCCGAAGCAATATTCATCACTGCCGCAAGTGAATTGCACAAATTCGGTACTACTACATTTGCAAGTGCCTGAATTAATGCAGTACCATTGCCGCTGAATGCGTTTACAATGCTGTTCCTGACATTATCAAACGCATTATGCAGTCGTTCTATTGCCGGCTGATTATTTTGAATTGCATTCTTTACAGCGTTAAATACCGTGCTTGCAGTATTATAAATTGTCTGAATTGCAGAAAACAATCCGTTTCCTATTGCAACAGTAACATAAGAAATAGCGGGAGTTAATGCACCGAGTCCGTCAGACATAGACTGAAGAACGCCTTTGAACTGTGATGAACCGAGTGCATCAAATATCGCAATTTTCACACCCTCGAACTGAGACTTTAAAAGTGTGAGTTTACCGCTTACCGTGTCATTCATAGTGTCAGCCATTTTTAAAGCCGCACCTTCCGAATTATTTATAGCGTCAGACAATGAGTAAAAATCATCCGGACTTGCATTCACGATTGACAGAAATCCCGACAGTGCATTTTTTCCGGCAATCATTGTTGCATACTGACCTTTTTGAGCATCGGTAAGTGTTGAGAAGCGTGTCTGAAGTTCGGGAATAAGCACAGATAAAGGTTTCATACTACCGTCCGTATTTACTGCAGAAATCCCCAAAGCCGACATAGCCGCATCTACTTCTTTGGTAGGTTTCGCCAACCTTGTCATAACACCTCTCAGAGAAGTACCTGCGTCCGAACCTTTAACTCCGGCATTTGCCATCAGACCGAGTGCCGTGGTGGTATCTTTCATTGAATATCCCATTGCACCCGCAGTTGCCGCAACATTTTTAAAGGACTCGCCGAGCAAAGATACATTTGTATTTGACTTTGACGCTGCAACCGCCAAAACATCAGCGAACTCACCGCTGTCACTTGCTTTCAATCCGAAAGCGGTCAAGGCATCGGTTACAATATCAGATACACCGGCTAATTCCTCACCGCTCGCAGCGGCAAGGTTCATTATTCCCGCAATACCGTCAATCATCTGCGATGAATTCCAGCCTGCCATACCCATATATGACATAGCCTCTGACGCTTCTATTGCAGAAAATTTGGTTTTAGCACCCATTTCCTTTGCTTTCTCGGAAAGTGCGGTCAGTTCTGCACCTGTTGCCCCCGAGATTGCGGATACGTTTGCCATTCCCTGTTCAAACTCTCTGCCGGTATTCACTACATCTTTGCCGAAGTCTATCGCTTGACGTACACCGACAAACGCTCCTACAGCTACTGCCGCCTTAGATGCCAACGAGGTTATAACCCCGCCTACTCCGGAAGACTGATTTCCGAAGTTTTTCATTCCAGACGTTGTACCGTTTAAACTGTTTCTAAGGTTATTGCTCGCATTGACAGCGGACTTCATATTGACGAAAAAATTACCGTTATTAAGGCTTAAAGTTGCACCTATATTACGAGCCAAATTTTACGTCACCCACTCCCCAATAACGCCTTATACTTCTCCGTCTCCTCTTCCACAGCAAGCTCCATACTCGCCTTTAAAAATATTTTTTCAGACAGTGATAACCTTGCAAGCCTGTCCCAATCAAATCCCTTTTGAAGATAGAAATGAATAAGCTGCAGGTCACCGTCCGTCTGTATTAGTTTTTTACGGCTTCCACACCGCCCATATATCCGGCAAGTTTCATACACTCAATCGCAATCTGCGGTATTTCGCCCGGTGCAAATATAATTTCAACAATATCCATAGGTACTGCACAGCCGAATGCGTCCTGTACTTCCTTCGACTTAATGTCAGGTTCTTTGATACATTCATAGCACATATATTTATCACCCTCGCCTGCCTCCATATCATTTGCATCACGGCAAAGTGCTCCGTCCGGTTCTTCAATCGTTATAACCGAATCAATGGACTTAATATATAAATCCATTGTCTTTTTAATTTTCTTTGACGCAATCATCTGCTCCTTACGTCGTAAAAGTTCTGCTAATGTTAATTTTGTAGCCTTATTCATTTTAGTGTCCCTTCCTTTTTTCTTAATAA